CGTCTATGATCTTGCCCTGCGGTATATTAGTTTCTTTTGAATATTCTTCTAGCCATTCGGCTAGACATTTGTCTATGCTCAAATTTTTAACTTTTCTATTCTTCAAGTCTTTAACTGCCATAACAACCCTCCATTAGATGCAATAATTCTGATTTTCTAATTTACTTATATATTCTTGGCAATATTGTTCTGCTTCTTCCATTGTTTTAAAGCTTTTCATGAGTTCATATATTGATGAACCATATTCGGAAGTCATAACTTTTTTCCTATATGAACCACGAAAACAATGGTCGGTTTTTATTAATGCGGGAAATAATTCACCACGAGGTGGATCAGGTATAATGTACACATTATATTCTGTTGTTTCTTCAATAAGTTTCTTTCTGGCTTCTTCGAGTTCTTCATCATTTGCACATACTTTTACCAGTTCATACCTATCGCTTAGCTGTAAGTGATTTTCACTATAAACACTCAGTGTTCCGGTTATTTTGTTTCTATATATCATCCATCTTTTTTCTTGTTTCATGTCAATCCCTCCAATATTATTTTTTAATTTCTGTTACGGTTGGCAACTTAAACAAGTTGCCAACCTGTTTCAGCCACAACGGATATAATTTTTCCGTTTGGCAATTCTTTCTTTTCTCGTTTATCGTTATGGAACACTAGAACTTGTGTTCCATACCCGATCAAAAGTCCATTGTCGCAGTTTTCCATATGCCCGTACCCTTCATAGAAGGAAAGCTGTTTCATGAGGTATGGGATAGGGCTAACAAATATCACAATGTGATGTACGAGTTTTTGAAGGATTTCGTATTGTTCTTTTAAAGTCCAACCCATTGCGGGGACTCTTATTATTTCATAGTCCCCAATTCGATTTTCTAAAATTTCAATCTGGGCGGGTAATAAACTGTGTTGTTCATTGATTATAACAAATGCTTTTCTGTCTCTGTCAAAAGTTAAGTCAGTGTAAGTAAATGCTTTTTCTTTGGCATCTTCTTTTGTTTGAGCATATGTAAGATTTGATGGTAATTTAATAACAGTTTTACATTTGGGACATTTTTTGTAATCAATTAATTCATTTCTTTCAAATACTTCGTTACAGAAAATACATTTATAAAATCTCATATATATTACCTCCTTAATTATATTTTTTAATTGTATTTTTCCGGAAAAGCTATTTCCTTAGCTTCTTCCCTATTGTCGGCTAGAACGATTGTACTGTCCCAACCAATCGAGTCTCCACAGCAAGGGCATTCAAGCCCTTGCAATTCATTTGGCTCGTAAACGTCTTTGCAGAATATACATTTATGAAAAACATTTGCATGTTTAGCTTTATATGCATTTGATGTTTTTACAATCAAAGATTTCATGATTGTGATTCCTCCTCTTCTAACTTCTCAACGATAATGACGCTTTTATCATAGCAATATCCATATTGAGAGTAGTCTTCACACTCTTGATAGTTTTCAAATGGAATGTCGCTTAAATCAATATCTTCAAAATAGAATTCTGTGTTTTCGTCAATTACTTTAAAGATAATGTAATCTTCAGTTTGCTTTAAGATTTCATATTTTTTATTTTTCATAATGTCCTCCTTCTTTTTCCGATTTTTATGGATAATCGGGAACCAAATTTTAATTTAAAAACCAAGCTCTTTCGCAAGAGCTAAAGCTTCTTTAACTGTCATTACGCTTCTTCTTGCAAGTTCAAAAGCTACTCGGTTTCTAGTTTCATCATCATCTGTAATAACGATGTTTACTTTCTTGTATTGAACTGCTTTGCCGGAAATACGAACTAATTTTGCGTTTCGTTCTTTTCTCCAGTCTTTTTGAGTAGAAGCTTTTGCTTCTGCCCAAGCTATTTGAAGGCAGATAGCAAAAACTGCTTTCATATTTGTATCACTGTTTGTTCTATAGATTTCCCATGCTCTTTTCATGATATTTTGTGTGTTATATTTTTTCATTTTTACTATCTCCCTTCAAATTTGTTTTTCTTTATGGTCTTATTATATCATGTTGTAGAACGTTCTACAACGTATAATTTGCACAAACTTCAATTTATTATTTTATATATTTTGCACAAATAAAAAAAGGGTACTGCTCGATCGAACAGTACCCTTTTTTATTCGTCCTTATTCTCTCTATTTGCATCAACAAATCCTTCAGCTAATATGTAAGCGATCAGAGTTGCTCCTGACATAATTATTGAAGTCACTTGCTCTATCTCCGCATCTGCAACATTAAAAGCATAGAGTAAAGCAGATACAAAGCCGACTACTGCAACCCAGAACTTCCGACTAGATAGTTTTTGTTTCCAATCAATATTCTTCATTTTGATCCTCCCTTTGTTGTTTTGTTTTCTTAATTCCAGATAAGAACCATAACTCACCAGTTGTAAAAGCAAACCAACAACCAATCAATGTTGTTGGCTCATTCCCGGTTTGCGAAAATACATATAAAATAGCAACAGTAAAAAGTATATTTAGTATAATTACTGTTGCTACTATTGCTTTAGAAAATCTGCCTTTTTTCTTTTCTCTCTTTTTCTTTTCTAATAGCAATTCAACCTCTAAATCTGTCATTGAAATAACACCACCTTACTCGCATTATCCCATCCAACTTTGAATCCAAGCGCCTCTCCTACGTCTCGAATAGGCACTTCATATTGCCCTATTTTAATGAAATTAGTACCATTTTTAATGCCTCCCGGTACTTCTCTTATCTGATTGTTTATCTTAACTTTAATCGTGCTTTTATTGCTGTTCCCGGACATTCTGGATAATACCTCCTTCTTGAACTTCTCCCACTCTGCAGGATTGTTCACAAACCACTTATGACAATCCTTCCCGGTTATATCATAGTGTCTATATAAATCTGACATAGGGTCCAGTTTATAGACCATACAAAGATCTTTACACAACTCTACAAGACTTTCATATGTTTCATTTGTCATTTTCCCGTTCCAATCCGTATGAGTACATTCAATGCCCAATGTCGTAGCATTAGGATAGCTTCCTAATGTCTTGACTGCTGCAGCTTTATAGCTGTTTGACCCTACATGATACGCCATTTCGGATGAAGGAATACACTGCAAAACTGAACCGTTTAAATCAATTATATAGTGCGCAGAGCCATATCCGGATTTACCGTTTTTCCGGTTTTCGAAAAAATTTCGATTGGCTTTTGCCGAGGTGTTTGGATTGGCTACCCAGTGGACTACAATTCCTTTTACTCCTTGTAGTTTGGTACCTGGGCGACTATATTCGTTGATGGTTAGCAGATCCTTGATTAAATTCATATTCATCCCCACCTTTACTTAAATATGCCCTGTTGAACAGCATAAAAAAAGAAGCTTACAAACGCTCCTACCATAAGGCCAATGAACCATTTTAACGTTGTATTCAAGGTTCCCAGCTTATCAATAAGCCCCTCTAACCTTTCTTCTAATCTTGAATTAACTTGCTCAATTCTGTCTAATCTGCCAGAATGATTGTCAAGTCTTTTTTCAACGATCTCAAGTTTTTCATCAATTCTTTTATGTCTTTCTTTACATAGTGAATCTTCCATAATTCTTACCTTCCTTCAAATAAAATTAGTGCAGATCGGCTCTGCACTATTCTTATTCCCTCTCGTTCATCTTTTGTTCGTTAAACTGACGTTTAATTATGTATCTCTCTTATGTCGCATTATTATCCAAAAATTCATCTAGCAAAACAAGAGAATAAGTTTTAATCTTTGTATCAAAATCATATTCGCAGGTAACTTTAACAACTCTATATCTTTTATTATCAAAACGAATACTATCCCAATCACGAGGGGCTACAGATTCCTACATTATTATTCCTTCAACTGTCTTGCTATCAGGCATAATAAATCCACATATACATTTTATTTATTTCACTCCTTCCCATCAGATACTGTTGGTGTATCTCCCCAAACTAACATAATTGCCGTTCGGTATGGTTCGGGAACTTTTGCATTTACTAACTCTCTTTCCGTTGTACTGTTATAATAAGTAGTTTTATGTATATTTACTAAGACAGATTTATTATCATGTTCTATCCAAGTTTCCTTTTTTACTACTGCAAAATCCGAAGTAAGCATTTCTAGTATTATTTTATCCATTAAAAAACCTCCTTTAAACTATGTAATACCAACCGCTTATAGTAATCTCAGATGTGTCTGTTAAATCCCTAACTTTAATAGTTTCTCCGTACCTGTTAATAATGTTATTACCTAATTTCGATAATGTTAAATAAACTGTATCAGCGAAAAATCCTACACCATCACTTATGGGTTCTACCATGTTTGCACATTTCAACATAAACATAGAATTATTTACTGTTTTCGAACTTCTAGGAAAAGGAAAGCCTATCATTGCTACCGTGTCTGTACTGTGAGATGTCGGCTTTTTAGAAAGCTGAACCCTTCCTGTAATATGAACTATTTTTCCTACCCTAACATAATCCCCTTCTTGTAAAATGTACTCTGTTCCTGTATTATGAATTCTCGGTGTCCATGTTCCTTCTTCATAATCCTGAGAGGCTATCGCCCCCATGCCGTGTGGTCTAATTGTATCTGACGCATTTTCTGCCAAATGCGACGTAAGGTTTTGTTCGCTAGTTCCTAAGCGGTCATTTAGTAACGTATGCAATTCATTGATTGCATTGACTAGATTTAGCTGCAGATCTTTGCTTTCTAAATTAGTCCTTATTTCCTCTACAAGCTCTTCCAAATTCCCTATCTTGTGCGCTAATTGAGGATCATCGCCTACACTAATATTTTCTATGTCTTCTTGCAATTGCTCTATTGCTTGTTCTATTTCATGTATTCGCTGTTCATCAAGTTCTAAGTCTTGTATATCTTGAAGTGCCTGTTGAAGCATTGAGAAAGTATCAGTGCTTATTACCGTCTCATCATCCTGCAGCGATTTACGAACTCTGAAATAGAACTGTGCAGATGTAAGTCTTTTATTCGCTACTTCATTGTCCCATATCTGTATTTCTGCTTTGCAAGTTCCTGCTACATTTATAGTGTCTAATTTAAGAAGTACAGATACTATCCCTTCTGTATCTACGATAGTACAATCCTGTTGTACTGTTGTTCCGTCGCTTTTCCTAACTACAAGCCTAACTACTGTATCTTCTAAATTCACAGGTTTATATCCATCTTCTACTAATGTAATTAGAAACTTGTGTGAAGCATAATCTCCTGTAACAGTTGTTATATTTGTTGTATTAGCGCCTTTGCCTATATCTAATGTAAACTCATGTACCTTTTCCATATTACCACCTCTTTCTATACGATTTTTCCTACTATAATAAATGTACTGCCTACTCTAGCCATAAGCACTGTATCCCCTGCTGTTACGCTTACGCTGTCTAGTTTTTTGTAACTTTTTTGTGTGGCAATGCTCTCTCCCGCAAAAATAACAGTGCAACCCTCTGTGGTTACACTGTCTATTGTGGCTGTAGTAAATATGTAGTTTGTTATCCACTTCTTTGTTTCTCTGTTTATTAAGTCTAAGTCGTACTGTTCTATCATAGGCTTACCACCCTTCTCACGTTATGCGTCATTGTGTGGCTATTACAATCGATATTCCAGGAAGTTTCCTGGAATATGTCGTCTATGCCTAATGTTTCATATCTAATGTAAAGATTGTCAAGGTAATCATGAAAAGGCATAATTGCAGTAGTAAACTCTAAGTGTCCATAAACATTTGACGCATTTATTGCTATCCTGCGCACATAATCATCTAAACTTTGCTGGTCTGCAATATCTTCTATTTCTCGCTTGTCCCATTTTTCTCTACCTATATTAATAGTAGAAATAGGACTGTAAGGACTTTCGTTTTTGTAGATACTTTTTAAGCTAGGCTTTTCTGGATTGGTGGTGTAAACTAAAAAACAATTTTTCACTTCAAACAAATCTAAACTTTCCTTCATTCCATAATGAGTAACAGATAATTCATTATCTATATAATTGTAAGTTGTTTCTCTGTTTGCAGGTTCTACATACTTTTCTGATACAAAATAGCCGTTAGCATCAGTTCGCAGGGAATAGTAATTTATCTCGTCTAACAACTCATTGATGATTTCTAGTTTATTTTTAGATATATCGAATTCCTTATCGGTTGCTAAAACCTTATCAGTAGCTTCTATATTTATATTTTCTTCACCACTGCTACTAATGATACTGGATATAGCACTAACATAGTTAGTTCCTGCGGGGATAAAATACCTTTCACTAAAGCCATCATCTAAGAGTATTTGTAGTTTGCTGTAACACTCTATATCTCTAGTAATTTCACTGTCATTGTCTGCTCTAGTAGGACTATTTAAAAGAAATATCCCTAGTGGGAAACTTACTCTTTTCCCATTTGCTTCAATATAAAAAACAGGCTTTATTCTATCTGAAAGATAGTCTATAGCCTGTTCGCTTTCTGCTATTGTAAGTGTTGCGGTTCTTTTTATTGTTCTCAAAGACTTATACTCAATACTCAAAGATTTCACGTTTTTGAGTGTACCTTTTTCGTTCTCGTCTTTGTCAAGAAGAATAACTTCGTACCATTCTTTTCTGTTAGATGAATGTAGAATACTTACTACTTCATCATGCGTCAAACCATCTCTTGCAAGGTTAATCATCATAATCAACCTCCGTAACTTCAAAAGACACTTCCCATATACGCGGGTTTATTTGCTCTGTTATCTGTGGTTCAGATGTTATAAATACATATTTATTTCTTCCTCTACTATCTCTAAGTAGTAAAATTTCTTGTGTATCTACTAAATCCAGTAATGCATTTACCACTTCTTCTTTTGTTATTACAAAAGATAGTTGCATTGTCCAGTTTTGCTGTTGCCCTCTAATTACTACTGGCTTAGTTCTCCCTGCATAGTGTACTAAAGTTTTTGTATATGTTTTTGTATGCGTTCTGCTAGGATTGTATTTTAGTTCTACCCACTGCGTGTAGTCCTGTGTATTTGCTAATTGTGTGTTATTTACCTTAACAGAAGTATTTTGTATGTTGCTATCCTTATACCCACCTTCTTCGGCCATGGCTCTTACTTTATATTCATATTGCGTGTTGTGCGTTAAAGTATAGTCTATAAATTTTCCGTTTACTTCTACTTCGCCTATCTTAGTCCATTCTATCTCGTTATATCTTTTACGATAAATCTCATTTCTTGCTATTTCAGAAGTAATTGGATTAGTAACAAGGATATGGACGCTAGCCCTAGTATAGTCTACAAATAGCCTAAAAGAAGGTTGGTTTGGCTCTGCAAAAAATGTTGTTATTGTTTGTTCTGCCCAGTCAGACCATAAGCCAAAGCGATTTTTAATTCTTAGTTTTAATGTATAGGTTTTCTTATTTTCTAATGCTTTTTCTAGTGCATAACTTGTTGCAGTGCTGGTAATTTCTTGTGTGTCAAAGTAAATTTCTGTTCCTTCTGTAACTTGTAATCTAAAAGCAGTTTGTCCGCTTGAAATCCATGTAATTGTAGGATGGCTAATATCAAAACTAGTACCACTTGTTATTGTAGGTTTTGCTGGTGCAGTAATATATGTAAAGCTTGCTTCTGTACTCCAATCACTCCATACATTTAGAGTAGATTGTACCCTAACTTTCCATAAAACCGTTCCTGCAGTAAGATTAGGGAAAGTATAACTACTTTCTGTTCCTCCTGTAATGGTAGTCCATTCTGCACCTTCACATTTATACATAAGTTCAAAGTTTTTTTGCGTTTCTCCTCTGCCTGTACTATTGAATGCCCATGTTGCGGTTACAGTTTCATCATCTATTTCTTGTCCAAAAGGTTGCAAATTCCCTGGGGCTACTGGCTTAGAAGTTTTATAATTAATCTGAATTGCATCAGTAAAAGCAGAAATTCCGCCTAAGTTATTCTTAGTACGCACTCTTACATAAACCGTTCTGTTCGTTACAGTTGTATCATTTAATATCGATTCAGCAATCGTATAAGTAGTTGTGCTTCCTGTATGACTTAGAGTATTCCAGGTCGATCCGTCAAAACTATACTGAATATCTGCCCCTGACTGAGTGTCCGAACCATCAGTACTTTGTCTGTATGTCCAACTTACATTTACTACCCCTGCGTTCTGCACTGCTGTAAAATTTGTGGGTTGAAGAGGATTCTTACTTGCATAAGTAAGATTTACAGTATCAGACCATGCAGATATCCCGCCAAGATTATTTTTTGTTCGTACT